AGATCATTACCAGATGTTGGCCCGCTTTACTGCGCCGTTGCCATCCGTGCGAGGGGTCATGTTAACGAGCAAGCCAAATCATTAACACGTTCTGATGACATGTTAAAAGAAAGCGGCATTAAGTGGGAAATAGAACCATGAACGACCCGTTCGCACGAGGCGGAGTGCGCCGCTACTTGGACACCGTAACCCCCGAGGAATATATCCCTGACACGGGCGAGGTGAACCTGAAAGAGATGACGCTTACGGGACTGGCGGACTTATTCGGCAGCGACAAGGGCAACGTAAAGCATTGCTATACAGACGTATACGAGCGCATCGTAGCCGAGATGATCCGCACCGAGGGACAGCCCCGGCACAAGTGCGTGTTTGAGATAGCCGAAGCCGGTGTAGCGTGTGGCGCATCACTCCACATGTGGTCGCATTACCTACCGGCATCGAATATCACAGGCTTCGACATCCGCGAGGAGTGCGCGAGCCTGTGTAAAGACCTATCGAACGTAGACATTCACATACTGGACTTGTGCAAGAACGCACCGCCCGATGATGCAATGTATGACTTGTTCATCGACGACGCGAGCCACATCTCCGAGCAGATGGTTGAGATGTTTGGCAACGTGTGGGATCAAATCCGACCGGGCGGGTACTACGTCATAGAAGACTTGAAGTGTACTTACAACGACGCCTATACCAACCAGTTCCGTCAGTACTTCGACGCAACCGCAGTTAACAGTCGCGAGACGGTGATGTCGTTTATGGATCAGATCATGCGGATCGTCGATGCGCGTGGACAGATCGCAGAGTTTAGTTACTACCCCCAACTTTTAGTGATTCGCAAAGGTGAAACATGACTGACAGTAGTTCTATCAGCAGCGAGGTGGACTTTGATTACCTTGCTAACCCGACGACCAAGACTGAAGAAGAGGTCTGGTGCAAGATCAACCCGGAAGGGAAGCTAGAGCATTTTGATTGGAACTTTGTGGAGAAGACAGCGCGAGAGTTTGACGCAGCCGGAGCGGTAGCCCCGAAGAACAACGCGCAGATCATCTGCAAGCTCGCGGTCTTGATCCGTCAGCAGACACTAGAGCAGGCAGCGCAGGCACTCTTGAAGTACAAGGACGCTTCCGCTGTTTCATCCGTCATTGTATTAAAAGATCCTCTGGAGGAAGTATGAGCAAGAAGGAAGACAGCGCAGCCTATGGGATGGAATTGCGGGATTACTTTGCAGCAGCCGCCCTTCAAGGGATGATGGCGGATTCAACTTTAGATGGTAGTGCCGCTACCTTGGCTAAAATTGCATACAAATTTGCCGATGCCATGTTGAAAGAGCGAGCGGAGAAGCCATGAGCCGTTTTGTTTTCTTTCACGTTGGGGCGGACATTACCTTCCCGACCAAGATGGTGGCGTCGCTCAAGGCGGTGATGCCGGATGCCGAAGTCATTATGTGTACGGACGACGCTACCCCGAAGGTCGATGGCGTTGATGAGTACAAATACTCCAAAGGCGACCCGGCACAGATTATGTACTGGCGAACCCGCGCATTCGCAGAGGCACGGCTAACAAAGCCTGCTATGTACATCGACACCGACATGCTGTTCGTTCTACCAGTTAACCCGGCAGCGATACTGGGAGATAAAGAAGTGATCTTCTGTCGCAGATCGTTTGATCGTGACATGGGATTCAACGGAGAGCAACGAGGCGGAGTGTTCAAGAAGTACCACAACATCCCGCTCGGTACGCTGTACCCCTATCTCGGCTGCGCGACGATCACGAGCAACTATCACGCATGGAAGTGCATGGCGATTCTGATGGGATTTATGGATCAGAATCTGCGCTCGTGGTACGGGGATCAGGAGGCGCTCAAGGTCTACTCGCACATGCTATATACGCACCTCGTTGGCGAGATGGAGGAGAGCGAATATGCCTGTCTACCGGAGCGTGTTATTGGGGGACACGTACCCAAGATTCTGCACTTCAAAGGACCCGCTCGTAAGGAGGCATTCCTCAATGCTTAAAGTCTTTATTGGGTGGGACAGCCGCGAAGAGGCAGCGTATGAGGTGTGCAAGAAGTCGCTTGAGCTTCACACTTCAGTCCCGCTCGACATCACCCCCATAAAGCAAAACGATCTGCGCGAGCAGGGTATTTATTGGCGTGGGGTCGATGCGCTCGCGTCTACGGAGTTCAGCCTCACGCGGTTTCTGACTCCACACCTCGCGGGGTACACCGGCTGGGCGGTCTTTGTAGACTGCGATTTTCTTTTCCGGGGGGACATCGCGACTCTGCTTGACTACGCCGACGGGGCAAAAGCGTGCTTCGTGGTACCGCACGATTACCGGCCTACCGAAACGGTCAAAATGAACAACCAAGCGCAACACGTTTACCCCCGAAAGAACTGGTCTAGTTTCATGTTCCTGAACTGTGAGCATGAACAAGTTAAACGCTTAACGCCAGAGATTGTGAACATCGCGACGCCGAGTTATCTTCACCGGTTTGAGTGGTTATCTGACGATGTGATCGGACACTTGCCGATTGCATATAACTACTTAGAAGGTTGGTACACCAAGAACGACTGCCCCAATCCGATAGCAGTACACATGACCCGAGGTGGTCCGTGGTTTCAGGATTGGACTCATGTGGAGTACGGCAAGGAATGGATGGCCGTGGCGTCAACACTATGAACAAGTATCAAAAGACAATTCAGAAGATTGAAACCGCGTTTCAGGCTGCGAAATACGCCGAGGCGATGGATCTCTGCAACTACGCGATCAGCTTATTCCCGAAGGACATCGTAGCGTACCGGGCGAAGGCTCGACTGTTACAGATTCAGCGGGACTTTGCGGGAGCGGAGAAATACTACGATGCCTCCGAAAAGCGCGGCAAGCTGACGGCAGATGATCTTGTGAACCGTGGCATCGTAAAGAGCGAACAGCAGAAGTATGACGCTGGCATCGAAGACTTCACGGCTGCGCTTAAGATCAAACCGGACTATCTTCATGCGTACATCCAGCGAGGCGCTGCCAGTTGGGAGATGCGACGGTGGAGTGAGGCGATGGAGAACTTCCGCAAGGCGAACGAGATTGAACCCAACGACGCCAACGCGCAGTGGATTCTGGGGCTACTACTGCTACAACAGAACGAGTTCAAAGAAGGCTGGCCGTTATATGAGACGCGCTGGCGGAGCGACCGGTTCAAGAGCCGCCGTCTCGTAACCCAAAAACCGCAGTGGAATCTGGAATCCAAAGCCAAGTCTGTGCTGGTGTGGGGCGAGCAAGGCATCGGTGATCAGATCATCTATGGTTCTTTGTTACCCGCTATCCGGCAGCGTACCGATAAGGTCACCGCGATGGTTGACCCGCGCCTGATCAAGATCTTCAAGACTTCGATGCCTGACATTGACTTCATTCCCAATAGCGATCAGGTACCGGCTGCGCTGCACGAGGAACAGATTCCGTTCGCGAGTGTGGGCTGGTCGTTCATCAACGAGAAGGACGACATCCAGAAGTACGCAGCCCGGAACTTTTTGCAGGCTGACCCGGAGTTGGTGAAAAAGTACCGCGAAGAAGCGAAGCTAGATCCGAACAAGCTGACGGTGGGTCTATCGTGGGTGAGCGCAGCCATCAAGATCGGACCTCATAAGAGCGTCAACCTTGAGCAGCTCCTGCCGATCATGAAGCAGGATGTAAACCTAGTGAACCTGCAATACGGCAGCGATAGGAAGGCGGTCGATTACTTTAACCAGCAGCACGGTACGAACATCGTTACGACTTCGGTGGATCTATACAAAGACATAGACGGTCTCGCTGCGCTGTGTCAGATGTGCGATGTGATCGTAGCCATCAGTAGCTCGACCGTGCATCTGGCCGGGGCGCTGGGACGACCGGTGCTATTGATGGATGCGAACAAGCTCTGGTACTGGGGTAACAAAGATGGCGACCGAAGCCTGTGGTATCCCAGCATCCGCGTCTTCCCGAGGGACAACATGATTGCACCTTGGGATAACGTCATCGAACAAGTCACAAAAGTGGTGGAGGGAATGATCCATGACAATAGATAGAGAATCTCCGCCCGGAGCATGGGCAGAGGAGTTACGAGCCGCCCCTTGGGGCTACGGTCAAAGCCAAGCCAAAAAGGTTGAGGTTGCTTTGAACAACGTCCACAAGGCAGGGCTTTGGGAAGAATACAAAGTGATCCAGATGGAACTGAATATCTTGAAGACTGAGTTGGAGTTATTAAGAAATGGAAGGGGATAAAGATGCAATCCGAGAATACTTGGCGTCTATCGGAAGCCGAGGTGGAAGCGCTGCTTCAGGAGCAAAAAAGCGACGATCTAAGGCGCACTACCAACGCATGGCCAAGCTCAGCCATGCCAAACGAAAGGCCAAACAAAAAGGAACGTCCGATGAGCGATCCGATAAACCCGAACCACTACAAGAAGGGTGAGATTGAGGCTATTGACGCCATCAAGTCTGCCTTGACCGAGGACGAGTGGCGGGGGTTCCTGAAGGGGACAGCGATTGCCTATCTATGGCGGCTTGGCCATAAGGACGCCGTAGAGCAAGACGCTCGTAAAACCCTCTGGTACGTCTCATGGCTTGCAGGTCC